CGATGGCAGCAAGTGTAGATGTCCACGGTGTTCTCGTGGCTGCACATACACGACTTGACGAACGGCTGCATCTCCTCGGGCAGGGCTGCGGGAGCCACCGTCTCCTTGATGATGATCGTCCTGACATTGCCCATGGGATCGCGCTTGACCACGAATCGATCAAGCTTCACCACGCGCATCGGACCGTCATCGGGGAAGTAGATCACCACGCTGCCGCAGACGATCAGCTGCTTGATTGCCTCGAACAGGCTGCTGCGGATTCCCTGACCCTCGATGTCCTTCTGGATCCTCCGTTCGAGCTCGGAGAGGCTGGCCTCCACCTCGCTCTTGGCATTAGGAGCCAGCGCCATGAGCTTCATCTGTGCTTTGGAGTCGAGCACGAACCTGAAGAAGGGTGCATTCGGTGGAAGCAGCGAAAGCAACAGGGCGCTGGCAAGATTGTTGACTCCACGGGCTCCGATGGCCTGATATGGAGTGGGGAGTCGCTGGGAGGACTGGTCCCCGTCATCGGTCATGAGGTAGGGAAGCGTCAGTCGAGCGCAGTCCCGAGCCCGCTGGAGGTACGCATCGCGGTTGACCTCCATGCGCTGGTATGTGGCCTTCGCTGTGTCCATGTCAGCCTCCGCTCGGGGTCGAGGGCGGAATGGTCAGGGAACGCTTGCCCTTCTTCTTGTAGGAGATTCCCTGAGGAACCGCAGCCTTGGGAGTGCTCTGGAGCATCGTCGGGGCCATGGCGGGAGCCGTGGGAGCCGGGGGAAGCTGAACCGGAGCCTGAGGAGGAGGAGGAGCCTTGTAACCGCCGCCCATGCACATCACGACACCTCGTTCTGTTCTTTGTGGATCTCAACGAGCATTCGCACGACTGCCCGTTGACCCGCATAAAAGAAGATGTCCCGCTCACTCATGGTGAGATCGGGACATTTCTCGGGAATGGAATCATCCAGCCGCTTGACGAGGCTGAAGGGAACAGGAGGAAATTCTCCGTCCTTAGATTCATTCAAGGAAGAACCCTCCAGTGGCTTCCTTCTCCTTACGCTCCGAGTGGATGGCGTAGAAGATCACGATGTAGTTGATGACATCCAGCACGGTGTCGAGAACCTTCTCATCGGCAACCTCGTACTTGAGGCTTGAATCGGCAAGGGTGTTGAGACGGGAGAGCTTGTCGCTGAGTCGGACAAGAACACCAGTCTCGGTCTTGCAGAAACCAAGCTCCTCGCACTTGACGAAATTCAGGAAGGCATGGGTCTGGTCCTTGCCTCCGCTGTAGTCGTGGTTCTTCTTTCGAGAGAGTTCACGAGCCTGATCGCAGAGCTTCTGGTGGAGTTCCATCAGTTCTTCACGGGTTGCCATAGTCGTACCTTTCTGCTGTCCCAATCGTACTCGTCCATGCGGAGAATACGGGCCATGCGAGCCTGATTGACCGCAAATTCTGCGGTAAATCCGTTGTTGACGAATGCGTCCTCGACCTCCTGCCAAGTTCCCTGCTTCAGGATCTTGGCTGCGGTCACGGGGCCGACTCCCTCAAGGCCGGGGTAGCCATCAGCCTTGTCTCCAGTCAGGGTCTGGAGCAGCCAGTTTCGATCAGCCTCGTCTGGCTTTACGAATGTAAAGGCGTCGTGGTCTGGGTTGTAGATCCAGCCGGGGATGGTCTTGAAGTCCTTGTCGGTGGAGATGATCACCGAAGTCAGTCCACGGTGGGCATCGCGGGTGTGGCACAGGCCGATCAGATCGTCAGCCTCGATGCCGTTCTCCGTCATGCAGTGGTACTTCTGGTCGAGCATCTCCTTCAGAGCCTTGAATCCAGCGGGCTTGCGGACCTTCTTGCGGTGCGCCTTGTACTCGGGGTACAGATCCTTGCGGAAGTTCCCCGAGCCCGTGAAGTGGATCGTCAGCTTTCCCTTGGTCATCGCCTCGTACTTGGCCATGGTGGCCTCGGCCATGCCCATGGCTTCGTTCAGGTTGCAGAACACGACATCGAGATCCTCATCGAACCTCGCGCAGTACTCGCAAGCGGAGCAGATCCCGTAGATCAGGATGTCTCCGTCGATGTGGACTCTGTCGAACTTGTCTGGAAGTCTTTCACTCATCGGCTGCTGCCTCTGCCATCCTCATGGCCATGTTGGCGAGTCCCATGACTTCATGGAGCTCGGCGTTGGTAGCGCAGTGGTAATCCGTGCGCTTGTTCGTGCTGTTCTTGTACCCGATGAAGAGCATCTGGTCGTAGCGGGCCTTGAGCTCCTTCAGCAGATCCTCGGTCGCGGTGAATGCCAGCGGTTGATCGTCGCTCATCAGTGGGTCTCCGCCCAGTTCTTTCCGACACGGTATTCGCCATCGAGCGGACACCTGAACTTGTAGTGAGCACCAGCCTTGCGGATGGACTCGACCATGATTGTACCCACCTCGTCCGCGAACTTAGGCAAGGTCATCAGCTGGTACTCGTCGTGGACGGCTGCGACTTGCATCACGGAAATCCCACGAACCGCGTACTCCGCGTGGGCGATGATGCAAGCCTTCTTCATCACCACGGCTCCCGCGCTCTGCAACAGCGTGTTCAGCGCGGCGTGTGCAGAGCGGATGGGAAGGTCTCGCCCGTCGATGCCCTTCAGCTTGCCGTTGCGGGCCACCGCCGACTCGACATCGTCCTTGAGCTTCTGGAACGCAGGGACGGCTGTAAGGAAGTTTGCGCGGCTCTTCTTGCCCTTCTTGGCGTCTCCACCGAGAACCAGCCCAAGCTTCGTATCGGCAGCGCCGTAGATCAGCGCGTAGATGCCGCCCTTGGCTTGGTTGCGGGCGGTCTTGTGGGACGGGTTGGACTTGTCCTGCTCCTGCTGCGGAGCGAGGCCGAACGCCTTGGCATTCTCCCAGTGGATGTCGCAGGAGATGACCTTCTTGGCGTAGGCTCCAGCGTCGTACCGACCGAGGAAATGCGCGAGGCAGCGAAGCTCAAGGCCGCTAGCGTCAGCACCCACCAGCACCATGCCTTCCACAGGGATGAACAGGGAGCGGTAGGCTGGATCCGTGGGGATCTGAGCCATGTTGGGAGAACTATGGGTGCAACGACCAGTAACAGCTCCGTGGGTGGAGACGCGGCCATGAATCTTGCCCTTGGTGCAGAGTTTGAGCCATGCGTTGTCGCCGTCAGCCAGCTGGCCTAGGCGCTTCACACAGGTCAGGTACTTCACGAGAAACTTCGCCTCGGGGTAGTCAAGGGACTCAAGGACGGCTTCGTCCACGCGGGGACGGCCATCGGGTGTCATCTCCTGCGGAACCCATCCGTACTTCTCGATGAGACGGTCGGCGATCTGCTGACGGCTGCCGGGATTGAACTCCTCGATCTTCGGCTTCAGCGGCTTGCCAGTCTTCTCGCTGACGCGGTTGATCACCTTGTCCGGGAAGATCTGGCGCATCTGCGATTCGATCTCCATCTTCTCCTTGATCAAGGATGCATGGAGTTTCTCGGCAGCGGGGACATCGAAGCGGAATCCAGCCCGCTCCTGATCCCTGATGATCTGGGCGAACTGATGCTCGACGGAGACCGCCTCGGGATCGATCTTGTCGAACTCAAGGTGCTGGAACAGAGCCACGGTCACGCGGACATCCTGCTTGCAGTACTCAAGCATCTCGTCGCTGTACTCGGTGAAGTTGGGAGCGTCTCCCTTGTGGATGCCGAGCCTGTGTCCCCAAGCCTTGAGGCTGTGGGAGCCGACGAGATCCTTCGGGAAGCCGCTGTTCAGCGTACCGAAGTCATCGTTGCGGAGGTCGGGGTGCTTGAGCCTCGACAGGATCAGTGTGTCAATGACGGGGCATTCTGGAATGAACTTGATCAGCTTCCGCAATGCGGGCAGATCGAAGGCCATGATGTTGTGTCCGATCAGCATCGTGGCTTGCTTCGCCAGCTCGATGAAGTTGTTCGGATACATCTTGCACGGCTCGGCTCCGTCGATGCTGACCACGATGCAGTGCAGCTTGTCGAGGTCGGAGAGTTCTCTCCAGTCCTCGATCATGTTTGTCTCGATGTCGAAGAAGATCTTCATAGGTCTACCAAATCCTCTAGCTTGATGTTCTCGTCCTCAAGGTGCTCGCGGAGCTTGCAGAGGGCGACTAGCCCAGCTTGCTTGACCGTGTTCGCATTGAGGTTCGTGTTCTCTCGGTAGTTGTAGATCATCGCTACTTCCTCCCAGCTGAGAGCGTAGCGGTCATTCTGGCTGTTCAAGCCTCACCAGTCTTTCACGGAGACGCTTGTTCTCCATCTTGAGCCTGTGGATCGTATCCATCACGGTCTCGGTGGGTTCCATGAGGATCGGAGTGTGCTCCCCATGCCAGCTTCCCAAGATGTTGAAGTCGAAGAACTCGATGGCGTCGGTTTCATCCATACCTTCAGCCATCAGGTTGGCACGGATGAGCGAGTTGTCGTACACGGCGAGATCCAGATGGCCACACCGCTGACCTACCCCGATGATCGCGTTGTCGTGGCCATCTAGGAACAGAGCCAGATCATTGTGCTGCGCCACGAATGTGCGTGGGTCATGCAAGAAGCACCATCCTGACTGCTTCGAGAGCCTGAATCAGCTGGTTGAGCGGAACCTCGATCTTGGTATCGGTCATCTTGTTGTACTCAAGATCGTGGTCCTCGATTACAAGAGTGACGGTATCGATGTGCTCGGACCAAGCCTCGACGCGGAGGACGGTCCTGCTCACCTTCCTATGCTCCGCGCAAGTGATGCGGATGTCGAGGGTCATCTCACCTTCCATCTGCTCCTCCAGTCAGCTCATCGAGCCGCTTCTTGTTCATCTTGATCTCGATCCTGAGAACCTTGATGTGGGCCTCAAGTTCCTCGATGCGCTTTCGGATGTTCGCCTCCTCGACATGGGTCTTGATGGCGCTCTTCCACGGATGGTTTGCCTTGGGCTTCACAACGGTCATCACTCAACCTCGCAGTTTCCGGGTCGTCCGTTCTTCTTGAAATCGTTCACGAACTGGTGCTTGTAGTACTTTCCATCTGGCCAAGTGATGAGCAGCTGGAGATGGCCGATCTTCACCGAAGGACACACGCAGATCCGTCTGGAGTAAGTCCGCATCTGCTCCCAGAAGTAGATGTCCTCGTCGGTCTTGTACGGACCCCATTGCCCGCTCATGTCGGGCTTGCTGAGGAACAACGGCCTAGGAAGTCGGATCAGCGAGGAGGTGCGAATCATCGTCAGTCCGAAATGGCCGCTGAGAACCTCAACGGCATCACGGGTGGCGGGAACCTTGGGTTCTGGATCCACCTTGTACAGAAACTCGTTCTGCTCCCGCTTCACCTGAACCGGACACAGGGCATCGATGGTCGGGTCGGCCTCCATGACCTCCCACAGCTTCACGATGTCGTTGGTGTCGAACACGCTGTCGTAGTCGATGACGAGGATGTACTTCTCCTTGCCGTCAGCGATGGCCGCTTCCATCTCGCGCTCAAGGCACTGGCCCCAGAAAACACCAGTCACCATGCGGATTCTGAATTGCAGCTCATAGACGGGCCTGAACAGGCAGTCCATGGTCGCCGTCCAAGTGACCCGTGGAAGGGACATGATGCCCCTGATGCTGTCTCCGATTGGATTGCTCATTCGATGTCCTCATTCATTGGAAGTTCCTCGACCTCGGCCAAGCGACCACTGTCCCTGTACCACCGAAGTCCTCCTGCGAGCCCCGTCTCTCCCGTGTATCGGTTCTTCAGGACGCGCAGCGTCAGCAGATTCGCATTCTCATCGTCCTGCTGATTCCTCTCAAGGCCGATCACTGCGTCGGCAAGCTGCGCGATGCTATGTGATCCACGCAGCTGTGCCAAGCTGGTCTGCGCCCCATTCTCGTGACCACGGTCGCCATCGGGACGGCGAAGGTGAGACACGACGAACAGCGCGATCTGCGTCTCCTCGACAAGAGAGCGCAGCGATGTCATGGCGTTGTCGATCAGTCGGCGCTCGTCTCCATCACCAAGACCAGACACCACGATGCTGAGGTGATCGAGAAAGACATACTCGCAGCCGAGAGCCTTCGTCATGTAGCGAACACGGGCCAACAGGTTCTCGGGATCGACGGAGCCAAAGTGATCGAACATCACGACCTTGGCGACCGTGGCGTCGAACGCCTCCTTCTTCTGCTGCTCGGAGATGCCGCGCTCGATCCACCAGTACGGCGGGCAGTTGAGGTGGATGCCCATGAGGTTGCGTCCGCTGCGCTTGACGGACTCCTCAAGCATCAGCATCCCAACCTTCTTGCCAGCGCGGATCAGGTGGCAGATCAGTTCGCGGCACACCGATGACTTGCCGATGCCCGTGCCAGAGGTAAGCACGACCAGCTCCCCCCGGCGGATGCCGAGAAGCTTGTCGTTCAGCTTCGCCCACGGGTAATCGACGCTCTCCGTGTTGTCCTCGGAGATGACGGTGTCCCACAGGTCGGAGCCCATCACGACGCCGTCAGGGCGGTACACCTTGGCCCCGTAGACCGCGTCCACGACCTTTGCCCCTGCGCCAGCCTGAAGAGCCTCGTTGGCGTCCTTGAAGCCCTGTACGCGGCCAAGGCGGGCCTTGCCGGGTGTGAGCAGCAGGGCGCACTCGCGGGCAGCCTTGCGGCCAGCGTCATCGTCATCGAACAGGATGTTGACGGTCTCGAAGGTCTCCAACCACTCAAGGCTCTTCTGGAATGCCTTCACCGCACCAGCGGCTCCAGTAGGCACGGAGACCACTGGCCACTTGTTGCCGAACATCTGTGACACGGTCAGGGCATCGATCTCGCCTTCGGTGACGGTGACCATCTTGCCACCATCGCGCCACAGGTGCTGACCGTAGAGCCCAGCCTCCTTGATGTCGCCGAGCACCACGAAGTCCTTGGACGGGAAGCGGAGCTTCTGCCCCACGACCACTCCATCCTTGTAGTACTGCGCCGCCTGAACGGATTGCCCGTTGAACTCTCCGAGGCCGTAGCCCCAGAACCTACAGGTTTCCTCGCTGATCCCGCGCTTCTTCAGCGGGGAGAATGTGACATCGATCATGTTCGCCTTTCTTGCGGGTAGTCCAATTGTTGGACTGCCGTCTCCTCGTTCTCTGTAGTTACAGCCGAAGCACCAAGCGTGTCCGTCTGTGTAGCGAGCAAGGTTGTCCCTGCTACCGCACTTCGGACACTCCTCGTGTCTTACGAATTCTGACTGGTTCGACATTGTGTTCCCTTATCCAGACTTCGATTCTTGGTTGTTCCGCGTACTTCTTCTGCGCGGTGATCTTGCAGATCTGCACATCGTCCTGCCAAGCCCACTCGTTGAGCACATCGAGAACACCCTTCTGGTAGTTGTCGATGTCGCCTATGGGATACGGGTTGCTTGGGTTCTTCGGTGTGCGGCAGAAGAAGATCAGCTCGACTTCAAGTGGACAAGACAAAGGGCAGCCCTTGGGTCGGCTCATCTCACCAAGGGCTGCCCACGCGAGTTTCCTGAAGTTGTCGTAACGCTTCTGGTAGTAGACCCTGCCGTTCCTCGCGACACGAGGGCGGGAGGCTGCGACGGGTTCTACCCAGAGCGTGATGTGCATCAGAAGTCGTTGTCCGAGTTGAGGTCGGTGGAGACCGTGGTCTCCTGCTCCTTCACGAAGCCGTCCGTGGCCTTGAAGCCGAAGGCGTCGAAGTTGTCGCCAGCGATGTACTCGCGAAGCTCCAGCACCTGAACGGCGCGGAGGCGCAGCGAGATGCCGTGACCGACCATGGCCGTGAAGTACGGCGCACAGTCGAAGGCGACCTTGACGGTGCTGCCCGAACCAACATTGAGGTTCGCGACCGGGTTGCCCTTGGCATCGAACAGCGCGGGCTTCTGATCCCACTGCTTCTCGCCAGAGCCACCCTTGGCCTTGAGCTTGAACTTGAACCGGGTCTTGCCGTCCTCGGTCTGCTTCCACGGCATCTCGGCGCGCTTCAGCTGCTTCTTGCCCTTCGACTTGCACTCGTTGGCGTAGTCGGCATCCGCGATCTTCGTGAGCTTGGCCACGAGATCATCGGCGTCCTTGCCAGTCAGGTCGAGATCGACCGAGTACACGCCATCGGCGTTGAACTTCGTGTCGGGCTTCTCGATCTTCGGGTAGACGGCGATGCCAGTGGGGCTGGTGATGCGGACGATGTTCTGCTTGCCACTCATGTTCTGTGTTCTCCTAGTCCAATTGTTGGACCGCTCAGTTGAAGTAGTACTGGCTACTCAACACCTCAGTCACATCCAGAGAACCATACTCTGGAATTGCAGGCAATTCTACCATAGGAGGCAGCAATGTCAAGACCTCTGCGCGTAGCTCTGCCAGTAGATCGCGGCTGAACAGATCCACCGTGGCCCGTCTGACGCAAACACTCATGGTCGGAGCGTCGGCGGCTAGGCACATGATCTGGTCGTGGACTGATCCCGCGTCCTGAATGTCCTTCTTCGCGGCGAGGTTCAATGTGTGGCCGAGGAGGCCGCCGAATCCATCCAGTCCGTGGATGTAGTTCGGAGCGCATCCGTTGGATGCCTTGCGCTTCGATTGGGTTCCGTTCTCCTCGCGGATGGTGAGCACACGGGCCTTCGCGCCGATGCGGGTCGAGACCATCACCGAGTCGTAGTTCTCGTACCTCATGCGAACGGGAAGACCAAGAGGAGTCATCCACCGGGGAGTGATGTCGTGGTCGATCATGATCCCGATCATCTGGCGGATGAACTTCATGCCACGGATGGCCGAGCCAACCACGGAGTCCATCGAGTTCCAGATCGTCTTGCCGAGGAACGCGGCTGGCTTGTAGATCTCAAGGCCGAACGGATTAGGGCGATGACGGAGACGCTCATCCAGCCATTCCCGCGTGTACCCGATGCATGAATGCTGGGTTAGGCCATACGGCAATGTCATGGTCTGCCGCTTCGTGGTCGTTCGGTCGATCCCGAGGGAAAGCAGTCCCTTGGCGTAGGGCGAGTCCGATTGGATCAATTGATCGATGACGCGATTAGCCACAACCTGATACGGATCAGCTGGAATCGCGCTGTTCGTGACATTCGTCGCCGCAGCCGCGACAGGGTCACGGAGCAGCAGCGAATAGATCTGGAGTCCCTGAGTAGTCGCATCCATTCCGATGGGGAGACGAGACACATAGCCGAAGCCTCTGTTCCAGAAGTTGTTCAATTCCTTACAGGCCGCATAGAACGCAAACGGATCGTCAGCCTTCATCCACAGATCGGTTGAGTATGGATCGATTCCACTACACTTAATGAGATCTGTATTACTTTCGATCCAATTGAGACGCTCGATCTTCGACTTTTTGTCAAGACCCCACTTGTTCGCAGTGTGAAGCATCAGTGATTCCAGCTGAGACTGGTTCACGATTGGCTTTCCACGGGAGAAGCGGAGCATCGACTTGGCTACGGCTGCTCCCTGCGGATGAAGGAACAGCGGCAGGGGATATCCACGGCCACGGAAGTCCAGCTGGTGCGGATACCAGATGCGCTCATGCGTCTTCATCTTGTCTGCGACCATCAGGGTCTTCAGGAGCTGGAGACGCTGGCTCTCAAGGGACTCGTTGTGGAAGTAGACCTTCGCGGCTGCCTTGCGCCATTGTCTGCGGGCCTCGATGTTGGTATCGATGTCCTCCGGCTTGGCGGGGACGATCTCATCCTTCGCGCTGGGGAGGCCATCGATCTTCCCCGACACCTTCCAGAAGTGCTGGATTAGGTCTAGGACATCCTGATCGATTTGCCATGGCGTGGATTGGACAAGATTAACCGCCGAGTAGATGTGTGATAGGTCGCACGAAGCCAGCTCGGTCTGGTATTGCTTGTTGCGGCTCTTGACGAGGGGTCGTGGTTTCCAGTCACGCTGGCGGTAGCCGCCGATCCAAGGATTGGACCACGGCATGGGGCGCTCGATGGACGGAAGGAAGAACGGAGTCAGTCCTTCGTGGTACTCGTGGCATTCCCTGACCCACTTGGAGATGTCCGCTGACGGCGCAACGGCGCAGTAGCGGCGACCACGGGCATTCAACTTGGTAAGGATCTGCACGATGCCCGTGCGTTCCGCCATCATCTCGATCAGCAGGACTCCAACCGAAAGGGCATCTGCCTTCGCCCAGCGGTTGGTTACTAGATCGACGGCCTTGGCGGCATCGCGGACAAACCGTCGCTTAAGCCCAGAGCCGACCTTCTTGAAGGAGATCTGCTGCATCTTCCTGAAGAACATCGGCTCCTGTTCCTCTAGATTCTTCAGCAGCACCTCGTCCTCGATTGCCCGACCAACGGAGATCGCCAGAGATGTCAGCATCCGCTCCATGCTGAGGCCGTCGATGATCGTCTTGGAGGCGATGACGGCGATCTGCTCTTCGGGGAGCATCTCCATGAACGGAAGGCAGCGGTGGTGCTTTCCGGGGCTCTTGCGGGCCTTCAGCAGCCAGTTGAAGATGCCCTTGGTCATCTCCTCGGAGCACTTGTTCAGCAATTGCCGTCCCGGAACCGTATTGGATTCGGTCGAGATCTCCGTTGCCTTCCGCTTGCGTGAGCGGTAGCGCGCCTTGCCCAGTTCCGTCATCTCGATGTTCAAGGCGTCTTGCTTGGTTTCCATAAGACGGATTCTAATACCAGTCCAACAATTGGACTAGATGTGGGCAAAAGAAAACCCCCGGAATCACCTGTTGGTGACTCACGGGGGCGAGGAAAAGAGAACGAATACAGTCTAGCAGAAGCAGACTGGAAAAGAAAGGAGGCGATGACCATTCGGCCACCGCCTCCCATGGGGGAAAAGATGCGGGGAGTTTACGCCGTGACGAAGGTCTCGTCAAGCAACTTATCGAACTGGATCACGCGGCGGGCAAAGTCGCCAGCCTCCATGCCCTTGGCCGTGTGGGTGTAGGCGTTGTGGATGTTCCACAGCGTGTTCTCCTTGACCCCGTAGTCGAAGGAGGGGTGGTGGATCTCATCGGCGTAGGCGACAGCCTTGGTCTCGGGGAGAAGACCACGACGAGCGACCTCCATGGCGAAGGCGTCGATCATGCGGCGATCATCCACGACGATCTCGCGGAGCTGATCGTTGCGGCGCTGCGCCTTGCAGATCGTCTCGCCGAACGCATCGACCGAAGTGGCGATCAGGTCGGGGATGCGATCCCAGACATTCAGCGTGTGGCGCGTCTTCAACTTGTGATCAGCGACGATCATGCCGTTGCTGCACACGAAGACACGAGCGCCGAACAGCAGCGTGACGCTGCGCGACTGGTCGTAGGAGTTCATCACCCCCACCATCCAGTCGAGAGCCTTGTCGTTGGGAAGCCCGCCGCCGCTGACCGAGAAGGTCGAGACGAAGCGGGGCTTCTTCTTGTGGATCTGGTGGGAGGGCTTCTCGATGTCGAAGCCGTTCGAGGTGAACGCCGACATGACCTGATGCATCAACTGGCGATGCGGCACGGGGGTGTACGAGGGCGTCTGCACGGGCAGCGCGATGTTGTCGATGGCGTTGGAGGAGATGTACGCGGTGTTGAGAGAGAGCATTCTGTTTCCTCTGAGGTTGAGTCCAACAATTGGACTAGTTGCTGAGTTGGTCACCACGCTTCTTGATGACCGTCGAGAGATACGATTCCTCGCTGGGATTGAGGTACAGGCCGTCGCTGCGCCTGATCACCTCAATAG